GTTTAAGATTACTACAGATGCTATTCCTTCCGTATACCAACCAGGTGAGAAGTTTGCGCAGTTAGTAATTGTACCAGTAGCACTAGATGAAACTGAGTTTGTAGATGAGCTAAGTAATACAGAGAGAGGTGAAGGTGGATTTGGTTCTACAGAAGAAAATAAAGGAGAAATTGTATAGTGAAGTTATTTGATATAAAAGCAGGAGAGGTAGTTATACATTCAGATGCATTAGGTTTACCAATGTTTAGAAAACTATGGGATTCTTTTGAAGATAAAGATCTAGCATCAAAGTATATATCATATATCGTACTTAAGAACAAATATGATTCTCCTTATGTAAAGTCTTTGCCTTCTTTAGAAGTAGAACCTAAAGTAAAGTTAGCAATATTTGGTGATGACGAGTATAAGATTCCTATGGAAGTAATGACTGCCGAAGAACAGTATAATGAAATAATTCAAGGATCTTTAACATTAATGTTACTAAAAAGTGCAAGAAAAAAACTAGATACTGTTAGGGAATATTATGATAAATCTATTAGTGATGATTTAGATGATAAGAAAGTTAAAGATATTACCGCATCTATAGCGAATCTTGATAAATCTATAGCTAGTTTGGATAAACTAGAACGCGCAGTTAAAGCTGAAGAGTTGGAAATGACTACTGCTAGAGGTGGTGCTGAAATCAATTATTTCGAACAACCAAGAATAAAAAAGTTGTAAGACTAACTGCGTAAAAATAAACAAAAAGAAAATTAAACGTTTTAACAGTTAAAAATTAATAATATGGCTAAGAATAAAAAATCTGTAGTAAACACTACATTGGATAAAACAGTTAGTATTAATTCAGTAGAAAAGGTAAATAAGGGTTTAGACTCTAGTTACATTGTTTTAGATCTTACTCAAGATAAACCAGTAGATCTAGTTATTGCTGAAGCAAAAAAGGAAAATAATATTCCACTTAACTCTAATGATGAAGCAATCTTAGAGGCTTATGAAACTAACTGGTTTAAAAGAACAATCAATCGTGTAAAATCAATTTTTAAGAAGTAATTTGATATGATTGATTTCACTAAAAAGATCAAAAATAGTGATAAATTTAGGGGCCCTGCTTTGGAGTATATTCGAAGCGGGGTTTACTGTTTATACCCACAAGGCACTACTGAATACATCAAATATTGGGAAACACAAGAGGAAAGATGTTTAAATGGTTATACTGCTCCAGATGGAGATTGGATATCTGGTTATAACTATTTCTATCTAAACTTTTGTCCAATCATGCGTATTGTAAATCGTAAGATTATAGATAAAGATGGTAATGAAAAGAATAAGAGTACTAGTGAATTAACATTCCCAGACTTTTATGATTATGACTATTTTTACTTTCTTGCAGTACAAGCAGCAGAAGATGAAGGTAAACACATCACTTTACTTAAGAGTAGACGTAAGGGTTTTTCCTTTAAAGGAGGTGCAATGGCATGCCGTAATTACTACTTGATTCCAAGTTCAAAAACATTTATATATGCTTCAAATAAACAATACTTAACTGAAGATGGTATCTTAACAAAGTCATGGGAATACATGGACTTCATTGATAAGAATACTGCTTGGGGTAAGAAACGTACAGTTAGTACTACAATGCGTAGACGTGCTGCGTATATTATTACTGATGAATATGGTAATAAAATTGAAGCTGGTTATAAATCTGAAATCATTGGTGTATCTCTTAAAGATAATCCAGATACAGTTCGTGGTAAACGTGCTAAATTAATTCTATTTGAGGAAGGTGGTACTTTCCCAGAATTGGGTGCTGCATGGCAGATTGCTAGACCTTCTGTTGAACAAGATGGTTTAACATTTGGATTAATGATTGTATGGGGTACAGGTGGTGATGAAGGAAGTGCTTTTGCTACATTGAAAGATATGTTTTATAATCCTGAAGGTTATAATTGTTTAGGGTTTCCAAATATATGGGATGAAAATGCATCTGATAAAGAATGTGGATTCTTTGTTCCACAGTATACAAATCTAGATAAACGTGATGAACACGGTAATCGTATTTACATGGACAATGATGGAAATACATTGCATAAACCATCATTACAGTTTATTTTAGAAGAGAGAAGAAAAGTTACAGATACTGCTACTAGTACAACTGCAATCGATAGATATGTTGCAGAACGTCCAGTAACCCCACGTGAAGCAATGTTAGAAGTAAATGGTAATATATTTCCTAAAAAGGATATGTTAAATCATTTAGCCTACATTAGAACTAATAAGAAATTACTTAATCAGAAACATGTTGGTGATCTTGTTTGGGATAATGGTATTCCAAAATGGGTTCCAAAAAAGACTGGTGATATTACACAGTATCCATTACCAAAAGATGCTGACCCAACTGGCGCAATCGTTATATGGGAACACCCAATGAAAGATCCTCCTATAGGATTATATATAGCTGGCACTGACCCATACGATCATGATCAATCTGGTACAAACTCATTAGGTTCTACAATTATTTATAAACGTATACAAAGTTTTGAAGAGTATTATGAATTGCCTGTTGCAGAATATACAGGTAGACCAAATACTGCAGAAGAATACTATGAAAATGTTAGAAAATTATTAGTTTATTACAATGCAAGATTATTGTATGAAAATGAAAGAAAAGGTATATTTCCTTATTTCACATCTAAACACTGCGACTATTTATTGGTCGATCAGCCAGATATTATTAGTGATATCGTTGGCAACTCTGGTGTAAATAGACGAAAAGGTATTCACATGTCTAAACCAATTAAAGATTGGATGGAAGGTTTAATTAAAGAATGGTTATGTGAAGAATATGCACCTGGTAAAAAAAATCTAACTAAGATATTATCAGAACCTTTGCTAGAAGAATTAATTGGTTATAATGATACAGGTAACTTTGACCGTGTAATTGCATTTGGTTTAGTTATGATATACAGAGAACAATTACATAATCTTCATGTAAAAGAAAAGAAAAAAATTGCTAAAAATAATGATCTGTTTGGTATGCCATTATTCGGTAAGAACTGGTTTAACTTTGATACTGATAATGGACCAATAGATATGAATAGAACAGATAACACAACAACTGAAGAAATATTTACCTTTTAAATTATGAAAAATACACCCAATACATTTCCTGTACAAAAGTTACCATTATCTAAAAAGAATGAGGAATGGAAAAAAACTTGTGTAGATTATATTATTGGTTCTGGAGAAACTGCTAGAAACGGTAGAGATCGTAATAGGATTGATGAAATGCAAACTTATTATGATTTGTACAATAGTATATACAATGAGAAAGATCTTAAGTATGTTACTAATCCATTTAAACAGGATGATGGATTTCCTGCAACAGCACAAGATTATAATATAATTAGACCAAAAATTGACTTATTACTAGGAGAAGAAACAAAACGTCCATTTAACTTTAAGGTATGTCGTACTAGTGATATTGCAACTAGTGAAGTACAAGATAAAGCTAAGAAGATGTTACTGGATTATGTACAAGCTGCAATGATGGCTAAACTAAGTCCAGAAGATCAACAAAGATTTCAAGAAGGTTTACAATCGGGTGAGATTATGCCACCAGAAGCAATCCAAAGATATCTTACTAGAGATTATAAAGATATTGCAGAAATAACTGCGTTTCATACTATTAATTATTTACGTTATAAAAATAATGTAGATCATGAGTTTGTTAAAGGACTTAAAGATGCTTTAATTGGTGGTGAAGAAATATATTATATTGGAATTATTAATGGAGAACCTATACTTGAGAAAGTAAATCCTAAATACTTTGATTATGAAAACTCTGAAGATTTAGAGTTTATTCATGATGCAACTTGGTGTTGTCGTAGAATGTTTATGTCATATGCGGATGTATATGATAGATTCTATGATAAGATGACCGAAGAGCAATTAAATGAATTATTAGATTTAATTCAAGGTAAACCGGGTGACCACGGTAGTGATCATGGTCCAATGGATTATAACTCAATAAAGATTCATTTTAATCAAGCACCATTTGAACATTCTGATGAAATTACAGTATATCATACTTGCTGGAAGTCATTTAAGAAAATTGGTTTTGTTACAATACTTAATCAAGATGGAGAACAAGAAGAAATAAAAGTTGATGAAAACTATAAAATAACTGGTAATGAAATTAATGTAGAATGGGATTGGATTATAGAAGTATGGGAAGG